TTGTAGAATAGCTTGCCGTCAGCATAGTTTAATGCTAATTCAGCACCATTTGCTGATGAAGTAAGATTAGCAGCTAGTGGGACATTTGTTGTAGTACCACTTGCGTAAATAAGAATTGGAGTAAATCCGCTTTGTGCCATGTTTTTTCCTTAAAATGCGCCACCAGCAATACCACCAGTTAAAGTGCCCTTGCTTGGGTTTACAGTTATTGAAGAGTTTACCAATTGTCCAAGATTTCCACTAGTGGCATTCACAAATGTAATGTAATCCGCTGTATCAGTCGTGTTTAATGTAATTGCTGTATTTGTTGCGTTTGTTGCATTTGTGACCGCTGTTGTGCCAATGACACTTACTACTTGTGCAGCAGTTGCCGCTGTAAATGCAGAAGTACCGTTGCCATATGCCAATCCTGATAATGTACCAACGCCAATACCACCATTAGATACGCCTAAAATACCTGTTACGCCAGTCGTTAAAGGCAATCCTGTTGCGTTAGTCAAAGTACCGCTTGATGGCGTTCCTAATGCTCCACCGTTTACTACGAATGCTCCTGCAGTTCCTGTATTTACAGCAAGTGCTGTTGCAACACCAGTTCCTAGACCAGTGATTGATGTAATGGCAGGGGTTACAGTTGTATTTCCTGCTAGAGTCAATTGACCTTGAGCATTAACAGTAAACGTACCAACTTGTGTTGCAGAACCATAAGAACCTGCAGTTACCGCTGTATTAGTAATGCTAAATTGGGTGCCAGATAACGTTAATCCTGTGCCTGCTGTATAAGTACCTGCACCTGAGAATTGAACCCAAGTGATTGCTGTGGTACCCATAGTACCACCTTGGTTAGATGTACATACCCAACCAGTGTCAGCTTGTGTTGAACCATCTTCCACAAATGTAAATGAATTTGGGACTTCAGCCCATGTGTCCATATCAGTTGCACGAGTCAATACCCATGCCACAGAACCTGAACCTGCTGTGGTGACAGTGTAAATACCATTTTGTGCTGCTGTTGCCTGATTCTTAATTAATACACGATCACCAACAGAGTTTGTTATTCCGTCTGCTGCAAAGGCTGCAAGCGTGCCACTGTTTGTTAATGTTGCTCCAACACCAGCAGTACCATTGCTATATGTTGCAGTAAAGGCAACTGTAGAAGCATTTCGCACAGAAGCTTTAGCATCTAAACCTTGAGCTACGCTATCAACATATTGCTTAGTCGCAAGTTGCAAAGCACTTACAGGATCTTGAGTCACAGTCACTGAAGTCAAACCAGCAGGAGCTAGACTTGTTCCTCCAAGCGCAATATTGGTAGTTCCTAACGTAATTTGACTATTGGTCAATGCGCTATTAGGAATATTAGTAAAGGTATTTGAGCCGCCATCTATCGACTTATTAGTCAATGTTTGAATGCCAGTTAATGTAACAACTGAACTATCGATTGTTAATGTTCTAGCAGCTGAACCATCATAAGTAGTGCCTGTGTTTAATGTTAAGCCTGTACTTATAGTCAATGCATTTGGATTGACCGCTGTAATTGTTCCTGAAGCACCTAATGCTACTGCTACGCCATTGTAAGTTACTGAACTATTAACCAGTGAACCATTACCAATGCTAGTCAATGTATTGCTTGCGCCACTAATTGTTTTATTAGTGAGTGTCTGACTACCTGTTAGTGTTACTACTGTTGAATCAATTGCAATGGTGACTGGTGCTGAACCATTAAAGCTTGTTCCTAAAAGCCCAGTTCCAATAGTTAATGTTGATGTGGTTGCTGCAGTAATTGTAGTAGAACCACCAAGACTAACATTGTTGCCATTAATTGTGATTGAGCTATATTGAAGCTGTGCATTTGTGACTGTTCCACTTAATGCCGTTGTAGGAATGGTTGTAGAAGCTGTCATTGCTCCTGTGCCATTGGCATATACATAACCTGTCAATGTTCCAGCAACACCTGTGCCGCCTGATGATGCATTTAATACACCACTTAGAATAACCCCACCAGATGTTGGCATTGTAGGATTGAACCCTGTTGTGCCTGCACTAAATGTCGCAACCCCAGATCCTGAAACAATTGCACCCCATGCATTATTGGCATATGCCTCAAATGTTGATGTGTCTGTGTTATATCTTAATTCGCCATTAACACCCGTTCCACGCTGTGCGGTTGTTCCTACTGGGACTACTACACCTGCATTCCCTGGCAATATTGGGTTGCTTGCAATAGCAATAACAGGAAAGCCACTTTGGGCATTACCATTTGTAATTGCAATTGTGTTTGTATCGCCTAAAAGTGTTGCTTGACCAAAAGTACTACCATTGACTGTCATTAAACCAATACCTGACAAGCTAGATAGTGCTTGAAGGTTAGCGTTAAGGCCAATTGTAGGGTTGCCAGCCACTCCATCTGCGTTGGAAATGGTCATGCCTCCACCGACTGCAATTAATCGGTTTGCGAGCGTATTTGTACCCGTCTTGACCATAATGCCATTGCTTGCAAGATTTAATGATGCTGCTGCACCCGTTAAATTAATAGCAAATGTTCCACCTACACCACCATCAACTGTGGTCAGTCCTGCTCCTACAGTGATATATCGTGCTTGTGGCAAGCCAGTTGTCGCACCAACTGTTAAAAATGGGTAATTAAGCGCACCAGCACCAGAAATGGCACCTGTGGTTGTCTGTACCGTTACGCCATTTTGAACTATAGGTACTGATTCAGAACCTGTTAAAGCCTGAGCTTGAGGTAATTGTGTAATCGATACTTGTGGCATATTAAGGTTGTAATCCAATAATTAGTTGATTGCCATCTTCTGCTGGTGTTTCTCCGCTTTGTTCTGTACTCAATACTTCACCACCATATGGTTCAGTTGTCAGATCATTTGGATTTACTGCAACACTAACATCAGGACGTGGGTATTGCAAAGTGATGCGCTCTGTCTTGCGAGCAGGTAAACGATACGGATCTTTTTCATCCGCACAGCCCTGAGAACAAACCTTAAGGCCAGGGAAGTTAGGATCAGGCATCGCTTCAATAATAGGACGTTTCATCTTGCATCTATCGCAAATGAATATCGCTATTAGCGCATTACCAGTGGTGTCTAAAAATTTAGGCATTATTTTGTGTAAACGCTGATGTTAGGGCTGAAGTAGATAGGTGATTTATCACGCTCTTCATTTTCCGCTTGAATAAAGTATTTTTCAGCTTGTGCTTCAAGATATTGAATTCTAGGAACTTCAACATTAGGCAAAATTAAACCCATTTGATGTGCCAATAAGAATTGAATCGCTTGATTCCAACGCTGTGGAATTTCCAACTGCCCATTTAAATCACCTACATCCATAATTTGACGTGAGTACCAAATAGTCATTTGTACAAATGGATTAGATGGGGCAGGCCATAAAGTAATGGTTGCTTGTGGAATAGTACGATTCAACCAATACTGATAGGGCTGGTTCGCTGTAAAATTCTTATTTGGTAGGTTGGTATAGTCATCACGATTTAAACGAGCCATAGTGACTTCTGTGGAGTTATTGCCCACAAAGAATTCAGCAACACTTAATGTGTTACCACCAGTTTCACGCATACGATAATATTGTGCGGTGACTCCTGGGTCTATGTCATACCATAACCATGTACCACTTACCCATGTTGTTACGCCAGTATCTTGAAGCAAATTCCAAGTGATTCCATCATTAGACCACTCTAACAATATATGGAATGAGCCTGAAACTGATGGATAAATACCTATTGAACCAGCATAAATTGGATTATTAGTACCAAAGTTAATACCAATATATCCATTTGGTGCAGATTGCGTGTCTGAAGTTGAAATATTGTTGTCAAAAGCCAATCCAATGTTGCCAGATGAGCCAATATAACCACCATCTTGTGTTGGTGTTGGTCGATTTAATGTGCGATAAAGTGCATTTAATACGTCTACACCACCCACAGGCAATAAATATTCATATTGATCAGGTGATAAACCATAAACTTTTTTATCGATAGCCCAATAACTAATACCTTGGTTGATTAAATTGCTTAAAACAAAGAATAAAGCCTGTTTTGAGCCTTGTACTTGTTCAATCGTGAGCTCTTCTGCCAATTTGCCTGCTAAACGGGCACCTTGGTCAATGAAGTTCTGTACTGTGACAACTGTTTGTCCAACTGTTCCGCTATAGGCCATTTTTTACCTTACCATCCTTGGCATTTCCACCGTTTTAATGATGCTTTTGCACGTTCTGCATCACCTTTTGAATGTTCCACCACGCCTGACATTCTCGCACAAAATGAATCTTTTCTCGAACCGCCTTTTGGTTGTGGAGCTTTAAGGTGTGAACCTGTTTCTCTATTGTATTTGGCACGGCCTTTTTCAGTTAGGCCAGCACCTTTTGATGCTGGTAACTTCTCACCACGACCAACAGATAGTGATACACCACCTTTAGAAAACTTTTTGCCTACATCAGCTTTTGCAAATTCTTTACCAACCTTTTGTGGAACACCGCCATACCCACCTTTTGTGTGAGCTGCGGCTTCCATCAAATTATGCTGTGCTTTAGATTTGCTTGGCATGATTAATTACCTGGCTGTGTAGTCAATACATCAGCAGGGATTAATAATCCTTCTGCATACATTGCAACGTGCTGATTTGAGCTGTCGCTTGTGGAGAATAAAAACTGAAGGTCAGTCTTAGTGCCAAAAACGTTAGCACAATAACGATGCACATCCATAAATAATGTAAAACTTACTTGTGCCGCAGATAGTGATGCCGCACCATTTTGTTGAGTCAACAAATTGTAAAAAATGTA